CTGTGATGCCGTGCTTTGGTCTTTGATGAGAATCCGATTGCCCGTAGCTAACGTGACACCATCAATGGATTGCCCACTGGCAAACGACGTTGCAAGCGTGCCGCTGGCTGTCGTGGCTACCCGGACGGGGTCTTTGAAAAACGTAGAGCCACCAGCACCGGCGCTCGCCCATGAGAGTGAAGTTCCATCAGTACTCAGAAACTTGCCTGTTTGACCTGTCTGCGAGGGCAGGGTAGGGATGTCAGGCTTGTTCTTCAGGTCTGTGTACGATCCTGATGTGGCGACAGATGCCAATGTCAACCACGAAGCAGCACTTGAACCGTTGGACGTCAGAACTTGCCCAGCAGTACCAGTTGACGCATTGGTTCCAATCTGAATTGCACCGCTGGATGTCAAGCCAAGGACTGCCCCAGACCAAGTACCAAAGATGACCGATTCCGTATTGCTGTACATCGGACCACTTGATGTCAATGCTACGGTTGCACCGCTTGCTGTGCCATCGTTCGACATTACCAAGCTAGCACCTGCTTGCAAACCAACTTGGCCTACACCGAAACTGGATTGAAGGTTGCCGGATTCGACGTCTGATGTGGTGAAGAAGTTGGTAGTACCATCAGTGTAAAGACGAGTTGCCGAAGTCAAGTTGGCAATCTTGATCTCACCAGTACCGAATTGATCTTGAACCAAGACACCACCAGCTGTCATCTTGGTTCCATCCCATGTTAAGTTTGCGTCACCTGCGAACGAACCACTTGAGTTGAACTGAATCTGAGCATTAGCACCGCCCGGAGATCCAGTTCCACCACTGATGGTTTGCCAAGCAGTGTCGTAATCAGTGGCACTGAGCTTTACAAGTGCTTGACCAGCAGTGCCGCCAACAGGAACACCAACACCAGGCAATCCGGCAGCGCCTTCAGGGCCTTGTGGGCCGGTAAGTCCAGTAGGTCCTTGTGGTCCCTGAATGCCTTGAATACCTTGTGGGCCAGTGTCACCTTTGTCGCCCTTATCGCCTTTGAGGCCCTGCTCACCAGCTGGCCCCAAGGGGCCTGTTGCACCTACCAAACTAGCCAAGAAGTCAGCTTCGGTTCCGGTGTTACCTGTATCTAGCCATACTTGATAAGCTGACTTGCCATCAATGCCGTTGGTTCCATCTACGCCATCAATACCGTCCTTGCCTGGGAGTCCTTGTGGGCCTTGTGGTCCTGCTTCGCCAACTGGCCCTTGAATACCTTGTGGTCCTGCTGGCCCAACGTCACCTTTAGCTCCACGGGGAATGCCGAAGCTAATGGTTTGGTTAGGCGCTTCGCCTTCAATCAGTACGATTGCTGGTGTGGTGGGTCCAAGTGTGAGGACGCTATCAACGGTCAAGGAGTTGGCCGGACCTGGGGCTCCATTAACACCGTTCAGCGAGGCAAGCCATGCAGCCTCCGTACCGATGAAGCCGTTATCAACTGCAATTTGATACGCGGACTTGCCATCTTTACCGGCATTCACACTAGCGGTGCCTACCTTCACGACACGCGAGATTGGCGGAACTGTGACGTTGATGATCATCGCGTCACCTCTGGGCTGATGCTGTAGTTGCCGCTCAGAACTCGATGAGTAGATCCGAATGAGTCAGTGACCTCAACGTCAAAGACTCCATCGAGATCAGATGCTTTGATTGCGGATGTGGTCGCTGCTGCGAAGATCAACCTGAAGTTGCCTTGGTTGTCGTTCTCTATGCGTTGATTGGCAGTGCTCAGTTCAAGGACTACGTTCTTGGACGTGTAGTCAGTTCTGAACTGACTCTTGGCCGTGTACCCGGATGTGATCAGGGTGGCGCTGTTGTCGTCAGTTAGGGTGAACTCAATGACAACATCTGTGCCTTGATCAAGGTAGAGCGTGGATGTGTCTGGGTCGAAAGTATTCATTAGGTGACCTCCACGCCTATTTATCGGAGGCCCACCAAGCGAACAATTTGAATTTTGACTTGTGCCGAGAAAGCTCAAACAATGAGCCTAAGCCCGTCACGTAAATAAGGGCGAGGGGCGGATGGTCTGCCCCTAATCGGAGTCAAAACATGCGTCAACTCAAGTCAAGGACACTCGATGTCGTAATCACCAAGATCACCCCCAAGACAATCACCTACGAACTCACGGCGAATGGTCAAACGGAAGAATGGCGTATTCCCGCTGAATCAACTTTTGACACCAGCGGGCTGGAAGTTGGTAGACGCTATCTGGTTGAGACCAAAGTGATCATGTCTATGGTCTGGGATTACAAAGCCCAGAACCGCGTACCCAAAGAACGCTTTGATTGGGTTGGAGTAAGGACCAGACAGGAAAGCGCACGTCTGGGTGCCATGACGTCCAAGCAGAGCAAGGCTAGCAAGGAGCTGGCATCAATGCAGATCGTCGGTGAGGGCGACCTATTCCAGTTCTGACAGCACTAGCGCATCCAGTTCCTCAACGCTGGATGCCGCAACGATAAGCGCACGAATGGCTCTTGCCCAAACGTGCGCTTCGTTGATGTTGGCTTGCATGGCTGACACCGCAGCGACCATGTCAGATGCGGTCATGGTGATGACGGTGTTGTCTGCAAGTGTCCAGTCAACACTCCATGGTTGACTCGACATCAATGCGTACTGTGCGCTGATGACAGCCAAGTTGAGTCTTCGCTGTGACTCAACATCGGCATCAAAGATGTAGCCATTCCACGCGAAGCTACCGAACTCACGAGCATCTCGCAGTGCCTTAACCTGCTTCCACTTCTCGGCCTTGAAGTCATCGATCCCTCGGGGGTCAATCCATTGCTTTGATGACCAGTCGAATACGTGCTCATCAGAAGGTGACTCGGGTTGTGTGTGAAAAACAAAGTCCTCAACATAGCCCGGCAAGCACACCGAGTGGGGAAGCATCAACGCTAGTTGGCCCTCAGGAGGTGGAGGGAAGCCCGCTAGGTCAGGGGCAGTCAAAAGTGTTGTGGCTTTGCCTGTATCCGAATCATAGTAAACAACAATCATTTCTTCACACCCATCACAAGCACGGAGGCTCGGGTCACATTTATTGTGTAAGCACTAATGCGGGCCTTGATTTCATAGACGTGCGCACCAGCACCCGGTGCATCCAGTGCTATTGCAACAATCTGCGTAGACCACTCATAAAACGGGGAGCTACTGCCTCGTGTCTTCATCATCACGCCCAAGTCCTGCGTGTGGATGAGCGTCGAGTTTCTGTAGATTTCCAGATAAGCAGTCGGCGCACCTAGGAATTCGTTCCCTCTGTTCGACCCAGACCAAGCGGCTTGGATCTGCACTTTTTGCCCACCAAAGTCCGTTGCCGGAGTAGTGAGAAGTGACACTGCTGTCGTCCCGAGGTTGAATGAACCTGACCATTGGGCGCTAACGGGAACGGTGATCGCGTTGTCTGAGATCTTGATAGTTGAAATCTGGGCATCACCGATCTTCGCTGTCGTAATCGCAGCATCACCAATCTGAGTCGAACCGATTGCCGCACTGGCGATGAACGTAGAAGCGTTGGCCGAAGTGATCTGGTTAGCAGTAGCAAATGCACCTAAGCCTGCAACACGTGAGGCATCCAAGTTCGTGCCAGAGCTGAAGATGACAACACCGGACGCATCCTTGATGTCTAAGCCGCGCGTGTCGATCTTGTCAGCAGTGATGGTGCCTGCCGCGATCTTTGCACCAGTGATGGTGTTGGCCGCAATCAAGTCACCAGTGATAGTGCTTGCTACCAGACGATCACCTGTGATGGTGTTTGCGGCGATCTGACCAGCAGTGATCGAGTTCGCAACCAATTTGTCAGCAGTGATGGTGCCTGCCGCGATCTTTGCACCAGTGATGGTCAAAGCGGCCAAGTTGCCAGCAGTAATGGTGTTCGCGGCGATCTCTGTTGTTGTGATGACACCCGCTGCGATCTTGCCTGCGACGACCGAATTGGCAGCAAGCTCAGAAGAGGTGATTGCGCCAGCGGCAATGTTTGCTGCGGTGATGGTGTCAGCGGCAATGTTGCCAGTTGCAATAGTGCCAGCAGCAATCTTTGCACCTGTGATCGTGGCGGCAGCAATCTCGTTAGCTGTGATCGTTCCAGTTGCAATCTTTGCCGCAGTGATCGAACCAGCAGCGATCTCGTCCGCACCAACTGCTCCGGCAGCGATCTTGGCTGCCGTGATTGCATCAGCGGCGATCTCATTGGCTGTAATGGTGCCAGCAGCGATCTTCGCAGCAGTGACAGCACCAGCAGCAAGCTCAGAGGTGGTGATTGCACCAGCAGCAATGTTCCCTGAGGTGATCGTGTCTGTTGCGATCTCGTTAGCAGTGATGGTTCCCGCTGCGATCTTCGCGGCAGTAACTGCATTCGCTGCCAGCTTCACAGTGGTGATTGCGGAGTCTGTGATCTGAGTGCTTGTGATTGTTCCAGTTAGATCAGACGTTGGAACGCTCGCCACATAGGCCGTTCCGTTCCACCTATAAGTCTTGCCATCAGTAGTGTTGAAAATTGAGTACGTGGACTTGGTAGCTGGAACCGTCGAAACAATGGTCAGTGGTTCAACACCAGATGCGAACTTTGCCGTCGTAATGGCGGCGTCAGCGATCTGAGATGCAACCAAGGTGCCGGTGATCTTTGATGCAGACAGAGCCGCAATCTGAGCGTCTGTCAAAGTGCCTGTGATCTTTGAAGCAGCAAGCGAGGCAATCTGAGCATTTGTCAGTGTGCCGCTGATGTCCGTTGCATTGACTGTTGCGACATAAGCCGTTCCGTTCCACCTGTAAGTCTTGCCATCAGTGATGTTGAATACCGAGTAGGTGGACTTGGTCGCTGGGACGGAGGAAACAATGCTGACGGGTTCAATGCCAGATGCAAACTTGGTCGCATCAACGGAACCCGCGGCAATCTGGCTGGATGAAAGCGTTCCCGTCAGATCAGTAGTCGCAACAGCCGCAGTCCATGCACCGCTGTGAAAGCGGTAGAGCTTGCCGTCTGTGCTGCTGAAAACAATGTCACCTTCGTTGCCAGTAGCAGGCAGTGAGGAAACTGATGCAATACCTGGGCGTGCCTGCGTCGTGACAGCAAACTGAGGACTGACGTTCAATCCATCCAGAGCACTGGAGAAGTGATCGAACGCGGCGATGCGGTAGTAATAGGTCGTTGAAGGATCAATGTTCACGTCCGACACATAGTTGTCAGTCGTGGTGATGATCAAGTTAGACAAGCTGGGCGTGAACCCCGATGTCTTCGACCTAAAGATGTACGTGCCCTTGATGTCAGCGGCGTTGTTCTTGAAGCTGATTGCATTGCTGGACACCACTGGCGTGATCAGAATGCCTTCGGGAACACTTGGGGGCGAGTTGTTGAAGGTGGCTTCAGCGGAGGCGGATAGCTTATTGAGAACGTCACGGGCGAAGACTCTCACGCTTATGGATCTATGGGGGCCACCATCAGATTGATTCTGGGTGAACGAATACGTGTCTTTGCAAACTGCTCCGGAAGTAACGCGGTCTAGGTATCGCGTTCGTAGCAGTGTGCCGTTGCTGTAGAACTCCACCTTGAAGTCACGGAGGTTGGCGCCGTTGCTGAATGGGTTTGTGAACTGATAGTTCAGATCAAAGGTGTCAAACTCGATGCTCGTTGTTGAAGATGTGAGCCGGAGTTCCGTCGGGGGAGAGAGGTTGGAGCCAGATGACTCTTGATAGACAACGTCATAGCTGCCTTCTAGTGCTGCTGACTGAAGCCCCGTAACGCCGACTGCATAGATGCGGAATTCATAGGAACCGGGAGTAACCTCAAGTTCAAAGTTGTTGATCCTTGCTACGGCATCAACCCAAGTTCCAGAGTCAACGCGGTAGGAAACCAAATAGTTGGTGATGGTCGCGTTTGGCTTATCCCAGGCAAGCGTCAGCTTTCGTGTGATTACGTTGTTGTGGTTCAAGCCCGACTCGGAGAACATCAAGTTCGTTGGGCGCGAGGGAACAACGATCGTCTGCTTGCTGTAGACCTCAGGGGGCAAGCTGTAGTCAGAGTCAATGCGACTGTATTTGTTCTTGTCGTACTGAATGCCCGTTACTTCGGCAACTCCGTTCTCATCAATGGTGATCTGACTCACGCTGTAGGTCTCGGGGGCGACCGTGGGTGTCTTGATGATGAATCTGGCGTGCGCAAGCGGCACAGCACTAAGGCTTGATGCCAGGGTTACGGTGTTGGTAATCCCTGCTGAGTTGGAGATCAGAGCAGAGGCAACAGTTCCGTCAGGCATTGTCACCATGACTGTTGAGCCGTTCTCGATCTCAACATCACGGTCCAAGACCAGCGTGTTCAAGGTCGCTGAAATGAGTCGTCCCGCGAGATCTGCACCTGCATAGGAGCTATCGCTGATTCCCACAACATCACCAACCATGAGATCAAGTGCTTCAGATGCAATGCTGAACTTGACGATCTTCAGTGAGCGTTGCTCTGTCTCGAAGTACCACCTGCCATAGCGAACGGCTTGCTGTTCGTTGGTGCAGCCGATAGCAGTGATGTTCTGTGTAATGAGTCCGTATCTGGACAGCGTGTCTGCATCAGCTTCAACAGAGGTGATGGTTGGGTTGCAGTGGTTGTCCGGGTCAAACCATGTGACGTTGACAGCGGTGCTTCTGTTCGTGATGTCCGTTGTTGACCTAGTGAACTTGCCTGCAATGACGTTCGATCTGTTGAAGATCTTCACAATGTCGCGTGGTCGGTCTTGGATCAAGCTGACCGTTTGGTTCAACCACACCACCTTCGCTTGCATTGCTCCGGCAACCTTGTTGACGACATCAATCAGAGGCTCTGCTTCTGCAATCTGATAGTTGAATGTGAACCTTGGAGAAGTGATGCCGTTCGTGGTGACTTGTTCGTCACAGTATTGAGCGCATTCATAGAAGGCCCAGTGGTCGATTAGGTCGTCATTGATCGTCCTTCCGCCACCCCATCGCTCGTTGGTGAGGATCTCAAGAGCACACCACGCAGGGTTATTCGTCCAGGCGTACTTGTAGGTGCCACCGTCCCACATGCCGGTGTAGGTCCGAGTCAGTGGGTCATAGTTGGCGGGGACACGAACGATCAGACCTTTGATCCGGAATCCAATTGCGGGTAGCGTGTTACCAAGTACCTTCGCCGATACATTGATGGCATTGATAGCCGAGTTCAGATAGGGCAACTTGGCATCAATGGCTTCGGTCATCCGCGTCCATTGAATTTTGTTGCGCTGTGACGAGGTAGCCGAGTCGGGTGTCATACGTGACACCCGAACATCCCATGTCTGACCTACGGCATTCGTTGGTCGGTCTACTCTGAAGCTCTCTTCGTAGGCGCTTGTGGTCTTATCGTCCCATGTGTGGTTGAGAACGGTGATCCACTCCGTCGCACTGGTCGGCTTAACTTGAATCTGGAACGAGACATTTGTCTTCTTAGATGCATTGCTGCTCGTGTCGTTGAAGACCAAACCTTCAGGCAAGTTGATCGTTACGTGAACGATGTCAATGCTTGCGTCAGACACGGTGCGCGTCTGAGGTTGCCCGTACAGCAAGTCAACGCTAACGGATACTTCGTTGGATGCTGAATAGAAGCCTGGGATGTAATCTTGGTCTGCTGTACCAAGGCGCTCAACTAGCGAAACGTCGCCGTAGTTAAAGCTGCCGTCATCGGACATGACCTGCGTGCCATCGAAGTAGACGCTCTTTAGGCCGTTGGTGAGGCCCATGATTGGGCCTTCACTGAGAAGAATCAGTGCTTTGAAATTTGCGTTTGCCTGTAGGGTGTTGGGATACTCTTTGTAAGTCGATCCACCGCCACCACCACCCTTCTTTGCAATGATTTGTTTTGCCATAGGGGAACCTCTGTTCCCCTATTTACTTGTCAGCAATGAAGACGCTTAGGTGATCTGCGTTCTCACGGAGTCGATCTGTGAGCCGATGATCACGCCACCAACTTCAAACTCACCAAAGATCCAAGGAACCATGACACCTTGCTGAACGGTGTTCGCAACACCAGAGAAGATGTTTGACTCGTTTTTCGCCGTTTCCTTGGTTTCGGAACCCGTTGGCACATCCGCAAGTGACTGCAAGATTGACGACGCAGTGTATGCGACGGCCACGACAACTGCGACGTAGACAACCGCATACACAACCGCATAGGCCACACCCGACAAAGAAAAATAGCTGGCTACGGCAGCAGCCGAGGACGCTGGATCATTCGCCTTGACCTCGATGCACATGCAAAGCTCATCACAGTCACCAAAGGACTGGTGAATCTGAACCTCGTCAATAGCCTGTGCTTCACCGCCATTGACCTTGTAGAGCAGCAGATAGTTTTGCTTGTTGCCCGCGTATTCGCGGAAGCCTCTGAATGCCGAGCACATCGCGCGATACAGATCAGCCCATCCCTCGCAGTACAGATCGACCTTCTGCGTGCCTAGCTTCTTAGCAAGGCTTCCGAATAGGTGAATGGTTCGCTTCTTACGCATGGTTGAACCTCAAGTAGTGAGTCACCAGCTTTTGCCATCTGTCCAACCTGTCCGTGGAGCTGAAGCGTTTGAATAGCTGATGTGTGATTTGGTTTGTGTCTGTGATGACAGCGCAGTGATTGGCGTGCTTCCTGTTACCGATGCGGATCAGAACCACGTCGCCTACTTGGTACTCGTTTGCCTGGATCTCAACGAAACCTTCTGCCTTGAACCTCGACTCGAACCAGTCATAGTCGCTGTCCATCCATTGCTCATCTCGTGAGTGGAACCCTAGTTGAACCTGCTTGTTGAGAAGGAACCAGTCAGACACCAAGTTGAAGCAGTCACTTACGCCGATCACGTAGTCACGTCCGAGGATCGGCTGTGTCCCATTGCCAATCCATACGAAGTCGCTGATGCCTTCCCCGCAAGTGCTGACGATCCCCCAAGGAATCTGCATCTCGTGCTGCGATTCCAAGTCCGTGGCACTAGGCCAGTTGCGAGGCCATTTGTAGACTTGACCTGGTTGTGAGCAGTGGCTGTGAAGGAATGCGTCTATGTGACTTTTCTGCTCAATAGCTATCCACTCCCTCATGTCCGGTTTGGCTTCAATGGTGGCTCTTCTGGACGTGTTGGTGAGGCGTTGGTAACGGCCATCTGCTATGACGCCACATGCCTCATTCGGATAAGACTCAAGAACGTGATCTCTGAAGTCGATCTTCTGTTGCAGGCTCAGTTCGACATTACGCATACGACTTGCCTGCACCTGGGAAATACTGATCGCCAGTGCCACGTCGAAGCACTTGCCTACCGACTCGTGTTTGCATTTCAAGGGGAGTGATCAAGCCCCACGTGATCTGTGAGTCGTCTTGGGATTGGATGTTCTTGACGTAGAACTTCTGAGGGCGACCAATGATCATTGAAGCATCTGCATCTGGTTGCCCATCTAAGAACTTGAAGAAGGTCAATGTCCGATACAGGGCTGCACCAGCCAAGTCACCCATGTTGATGACTTCGGAAAGCAGGAAGGCATTGACGTTGCTGATCTGAATGTTCGGTTGCGGCATGGTGCCGCTGGATGAAATCTCCCATCCCTCCGTGGTCACTGGAATCGTGTGGTACTTGATCCCGTCGAAGTAGATCTCACCTCTACCTAGCGTGTTGGTGAAGTAGATGCGCTCACCACCCAATGCCCGTAGGTCAAGCTGGAAGAGTTCAACAAGGGGCGAGTCAGCGTGTAGCTTCTGGATCTCTTCTGTGATTCTGCTCATCAGTAGACCCTCTTGATTGCCGCGACGACATCAATCAACTTGCCGTTGGACGACGTTTGCACCTTCCCTGAGACTCGGTATGTCTTGGGCGCGGCCTCGCCATGTGGAGTCCACGTGTACTTTGTGTGCCCACCACCCGAGTCAAGCACCGACATCAGTTGTTGGTACTCATCCAGGCTCAATGACGACCACTTGATTGACCACTCTTCGCGTACGAAGTTGATGTCACTGGGCCTGACTTCTTCATAGCCATCACCGAACTGGGCGGTCTTAACCGCGTACACACGTGAAGCTGTCGAGCTTGCTGAGATTCGATCAGCTAATGGGAACTGCATAGGATTCACCTCCTGGCTATTTACCTATTCAGCAGTCCGCCACTTCGCTTGGCGTTCACGATGCGAGCATCTGCACGCTGATCGATGTAAGGGCTAAGTGCCCGCATGATCTCGTTGGCGTTTGACTCTGGCTTGTCAGTGCCTGTCACTGTGATGTAGATGTTCTGAGACATTCCACCCATGCCTTCAGCAGTCACACCTAGTTTTCCCGTCGCGTCACGACGCAAGGGCATGATTGCTTCTGGACCTGCTTCGCCCATCACCCCAAGTCCACCCGAGTAGGCGAAAGCAGTAGGTGAGTTCACAACTCCACCGTCAGCAAAGAACTTGACGCCGCCAGTACCAAATGCGGCACCGTTTGCTGCAAACATCATGGTCTTCAGTGCTTGCATAGCAGGGGCAATCACCATTTCCTTCAAGTACATCTCAGTGAGCGAAGAGATGAAGGTGGACGCCAAGCTCTTGATGCTGAACTCACCAGATAGGGCCATTCGTGTGAGAGAAGTAGCCATTGAGTCAAACGCACGCTCACTCAGCGAAGCCGTCTGTTTGCTTGCTTCGCTCATGGTTTGTTGTGACTTAACGTATTCCTCCGACACGCGATGGATGGCGTCAATCTTCTCGTCCTCGGACAAGAAGGTGTTCTCGTTGATGCTCTTGATCTCGTTGTTCAAGACCCGCATTGGGTCTAACAGGTTGCGGTATTTCTCCGCTGCGTCCTGCGCTTTCTTGTTGGCTTCGATCACGGGCTTCATGTCGATAGCTGACTCACGCTCCTTCTTGTCAACATCTGCAATGGCAGCGCGGCGAGTTGGTTCATCAAGGTTGGCGTTGTCATTGATCTCATCGCGTTGCTTCTGGAAGACCTTCTTTCGATCCGTGTTGTCGAAGGCGGCGTACTGAACCAGTAGGTTCCTCAAGTTCTCTGCGGCTTGTTGATCCTCCAGGGCTTGCTGCTTCTTCAGAGCCAAGATGTCCTTCTCAGCGGCCAGGAGCAGGATCTTTTGCCTTTGCGTTTCAGTGACGATGCCAAGCTGCCCACTGGAGATCTTGGTTTGCGCTTCAACGAGGAAGGTGATGTCTTGCTCACGCTGAACCGCCTTCTGTAGCTCCACGATGTACTGCTGTGCCTTATCGACTCGCTCTTTGTGCTTCTTGGTTTCCTCAGTACCAGACGACGTGCCGACACCACCTGCTGCCGGTGCCATGTTGTTTCCAGATACGTTGATCTTTTCCGCATCTGAGCGGAACTCGGTCAGCTTGCGAATGCTTTCAGCGGCCTTAGTCGTGATCGAATCAATGTCGTTCTTCAGGTCGTCAAAGGGCTTCGTTGAGCGGGTTGCGATTGCTGCAAACACCGCACCCAGAGACTTCCCAAACACTGTGATGGCTGTGTCGGCACCAATGATCGTGGCAACGAACACCTTTACCGGAATGAGCAGTGCATCAATAACCACGCGCAAGCCATCGAACATGACTCGAACGAGTCCGCCATTCTTATAGCTCTCCGTAAACTGAGAGGTGAGGGCGGTGAGGGAGGGTAGAACGTCAGCAGCGATGATCGAGGCCGCTGACTTCATCACAAAACCAAGCTCATCGTTTGCGTCTGCGTTCTCTGCTGCGCGGTCAATGGCGTCTTGTGTGATGCCGATGCCCGATTGCAACAAGTCGTTGTAGATCTGCTGTGCGCCCTGAGCTTCTTCGACTGCAAAGATTGTCTCTCGGTAGCTCTTGCCCAATACCAACTGCAATGCGGCTGTTTCTGTTGCCGTCAAGTTCCCTTCAGCAAGTCGTTCAGCGTACTTGCTTGTGATCTCATTCAGCACGGATTGCGAGGTGGCTGTCTCACCCGCGTTGATCCCTAGGTCAGATAGAGCCACTGCGGCTTTGGAACCTTCTTCGTCTGCTTTGGTCAGTGCCTTTGAAACCTTGTCCTGCGCATTCAGATAGGTGTTTAGGCTAACCCCAGACGCGCTCAACTTCTCGTCGTAGATCATGAACTGCGTGGCGTTCGCACCGACGATTCTCGCGCTGTCAGACATTTGATCAAGCGCATCCCCTTGTGCCTTGGCAAATGCCAGCAGGCCAGTGGTTGCCAGTCCTACACCAGCCGCAATAAGCGCGAATGGGTTGGCTGCGGCGAACTGACGAACGGCCCCCAATGCTTCAGAGAAGCCATCAACACCGGATGTTGCCCCCGATAGCTTCCCCTTTATCTCGTCCACGTCAGCAATCATCTTGCTGTGGTCAGGGTTCAAGCGTTTGACCTCATCAGACATACGCTTGACGCCATTGGCCATCTTCTCGGCCTCGGCGTTTGCTTGCTTGCTGTGATCGGTGAACGAAGCCAGCCTTTCATCTAGCTGCTCGACTGACTTCTGCGCTTCAACTACTGAGCCAAAGTCAATCTCAATTTTGGTTGTTTCTGCCATGGGAACCTCGACATGGTGTTCCCTGTATTTACCTAGGTGTGAGGTTGCCCCTGAATTTCGGAGCGCTTAGCCCGGGTTTCATGCGGCGTTCTTGCGCTGAGCCGCCAGCCAGCGTTGCTCGTACTGCATGGGGCTGAGGTAG